GACCTTGCATTTCTAATTCTTCATCTGATTTAGGTGTACCATCTGGATAGAAATAATATGCAGCAGAAGCTATTGTTATAGGATCTTTTGCAACAGACCAAATAGCTTTACCGGCTTTTTGTGTTAAGCCAACAGCTGTTGGAGATGTTGCTCCTTTATATAAACCTATTGCAGCTTTACCAGACATAGTGTCTGCTAAGTAACTACCAAATTTATTAGGTACAAATTCATTAACTGTTTGTGGTCCTGTTCCTGGACCAACAGGTTGAGTTCTCATAGTTCCTGGATATCCTTTAGAGTAAGTGCTTACTACACTACCCTGACTTGTTGGACCAGCTTTTGGGACTTGAACTGTTTTAGGTACGTTTGAACCAAATAAATTTTTAAAAGCTTGAACACCTTTTCTACCATATCTCATTGCTGCAGGACCTGCTCTCATTGCAAGAGGTGCTAATCTAGCTAGTCCCATACCTGCACCAACTACAAGAGGTGCTACGTGTTTTTCTCTACCACTGGCATCTTTGAATTCTTTTGGATGTTGACCAACTAATAACATGCCACCATTTTTTTTAGGTTCCCTGATCCCCGACATAACACCCTCTTTGATAGGGCCGCCGTATCTAAACATTGGTCTATTTAATGGTCTCATAATTAATTACCCAAATATTTTTCCGTACAATCCACCAACACCTAACGCTGTAGATAAAGCAGTTGAGAACGGACTTGCAGCTGCTGGTTGTTCATACTGTTGTCCTGCTACACCACCTGCTAAACCAGTTAATGTGTTGCCGTATTGTGAAAGTCTTCCGTAAGGTTCATAAGCTGCAGTTTGTGCTGCTTGTTGATCAGCAGTTAACATAGCTTGATTTTGACCTTGTCTTAATGCACCAAGAGATCCTAATGCGGAAACATCTTGACCCATAGATCCTCTTTGAAAATCAGATAAACCATATTGTTGACCAGCTAAACCTGATTGTAATCCTGCTAGTTGACCACCTTGTGTAAAGGCTTGGTTAGCTGCTTGTTGTGCTTGACCAAAACCTTGTGATAATAATTGTGCTTGAAGCGCTGCTCTGTCACCCAATACATCTGATTGGTATTGACCAAGTTGTGCACCCTCTCTACCGCCACCAAAATTACCAGACATAACTGCTGCATCTCTAATTTGTTGTGCACCTGCTTGACTTTGTTTGTCATACTCTGCAAGTGTTGTATCAATAACTTGTTGTTGATAAGGTGACATAAAAGGTTGGTAAGCTTGAGGACCAGTTAATGCACCAAGTCCGCCAACAGTTCCTGCTGCTTGTTGTTGTGCAGTTTGTGCTGCTTGTAAAAAAGGTTGGTAAGAACCTACACCTTGTTGTGCAATATTAATTGCTTGTGTTTGTAATGGATCTTCGCCAGCAACAAATTGTCTACCAGTAAATGTAGCTGTATTTATTGGAGCGCTATAAGTAGCCGTTGCTTGTTTTGCGTAATCTTTTACTGCTGGTTCTAAAAAATCTGCTATTGCCATTATATCATCCTCGATTGTAACATTTGTTGTTGATCATACATTGCTTGCGCACCTTCTAATCCTTGTGAATCCTCAGAAACTTCACCACCTGCTTCTAAGTTATTCATTAAATTTTCCATAACTTCAGCGCCTTTATCTATATCGCCGCCTCCTGCGTTTCTAACAGCATCTGCTGTAAATACAAACTCATTTTTTGATAGTCTAGCAGGTACATCGTCAGCTTTTTCTTTGCCACCTATTTCTACAAAACCACCAGTATTTCTATAATCTTTTTCCATGCCACCCATGTCAATCATTTCAGAAGTTTCCGTTTCCATAATTCCGCCTTCTTGTTTTCCTATTCTGCCACCATCAGCTGCCATAGCCATTGGTTGTTCCATGCCTGCACCTTCAGGTGCTTGTTGCTGTTGCATTACTGCTTTTACAAATTGTTCAAAAGATAATGTACCGCCTCTGTTTTTGTATTTAACAAATTCTGCCATGAGCATTTGTTCTGCTTGTGCACTACCTGATTCACCACCCATGTTTAACATAGCTCTACCCCCAGCTGCTGCATAAAAATTAGGTTGTACGAATTGTTTTTGTGGCATAAATGATAACCCTGCTCCCTTGTCCCCGAGCCCTGAGTAATAGTTAGCTGCACTATTTCTGATTGCACCTACATCTATAACATCTGTCACCTCTTCTTCTTCGTCATCACCCATAAAAAATGGAGCTGCTAAAGCTGTACCAGCTAAACCTGTTAATGCTGTTCTACCTAAGCTAAAATTTTTATCTTTGTCAAAAAATAAACTACTAAATATTCCGGGTTTACCTGATGCTGTTCCTTTAGCTCTAACTAAATTTAAAAGATTTCCAAAACGACCCGTTTGACCTGCTTTAAAAATACCTTCTCCACCTAAAAATTTTGCACCACCTAATCCATAACCAAGACCACCTATTAAAGCCATCTTACCTAAAGGACTTTTAACAATTTTTTTTACAGCACGACCAGCTTTCTTTACAAGTTTACCTAAAAAGTAACCTTGTCTTGGATCCTGTAAGGAACCTATTCCTGATTGTATTTGTTGTGGTTCTTGCATTCTAGATATTGCCATAATTTTACCTTAATTCCTATGTTTACTTGGTTTTTGAGAACAAATCAAGAGGAGGCATTATAACTTTTACGTCTTGTGCCATTTCTTCAGGCTTATAACCCTTTGCTTCCCAGTCTTTTTTCTCTTTAAAAATCTCACCAGTTTTTTTATGTCTGTAAGTTTCCTCTACTTTAGCGTCATATACTTTCATTAGTCTATTTTCTCCTTTAATATATTAAGATAACTAATACCAAATACTACACCATCTGATACGGTGCCAGCTGTGGTGTAAGATAATACAGTCCCACCTTCTACAATCAAAGGTAAAGATAATATTTCAACACTAGCTGCTGTTGATAATGTTTGTGTATGCACTATCTCAAATGCATTGTTTTTAATAGTTACAGTAGGTGTATTAGATCCTGATTTATTTGTAACTCTTAATGATTTAACAATATAAGTTTCATTAACAGACGGAGAAAGCATTGACACAGTCTCTGCGGCTGTTGTTGTTTTACCATAAAATTTATATTGGTTTACTACTGCCATTATTCTAAAAAGAAACTCTTAGCTTCTATCTCCTGTTTTACTTCGTCCTGAAACGTACTATTTAATTTTGTAATTACTGAGTCAAGATCTCTAACCAAAGATTGTATGTTTCTTTGACTGTATTCTGGTTCTGCTCTAGTTAATGATTCTACTATCTTTGCCATTATAATAAACTTACCAGTCCTCCTTTTATATAGTGTTGTGTATATCCTTGAGATGTTCCTGTAGATCTATTGTTATCTGTATTTGCTGCTCTACCTTTTTCTCCGCCACCAACAGCAGCTTGATTTTTTTGAGCAAAATCTGAACCTCCACTATACTTACCAGTATCAATTTCTTTTTGAAGATTTGCAACTTGTTCTTGAGTTCCACCAGGTTTCTCAAATTCTTGTTTTCGTTTTTCTTCTGCTGCTTTATTTGTTTTATACATTGCAGATGATTCTAAATATTGTTTATATTTAAATTGTCTTTTTGGATCGTTTTTTAACTCTTCAATTTCTTCTTCGGTCATATCTGCAAACTCTTTATTATAAAGGTTTAATTGATTTTCTAAATAATTCTTGGCTGCAAAGTTTTTACCTGTTAAAGTTTTTATACCACTAGGTCCGTCAAACAAGAATCCTTCTTTTGCTAAAGCATTATATTGTGTCTTTTGAGCATCACTCAGTCCAGCAATACCATACGTCCCACCACCCGGACCACGGTCTTCTTGTTGAGGTAAAAAGCCTTTTAATATTCTAGCAGCTGTACCTATGTAAGGAAGATTTTCTGCAATGTTAAACCCTTTGTTTCTTAGTCTATTAAAAAAAGCTCGACTAGGAAAACTGCCTATGGTTGTTGTGTATTTAGATTGATCTACAGTATCGTCATAAGGACTAATATATTGTCCCTGTGCCCCGTACTGTTCTTTATAATCCATAATAGGTTCATTAGCATAGTCCATAACTTCTTTAGCAGTACGTGTAGGAAAAGTAGTTGACATTGCTGATCTATTAAAAGGATTGTTAAGGTCTTTGCTTGCTATGTTATACATTTGCTGTGCTGGAAGACCTCCCGGTGTTTTAGGTCCTGGAAGAGATTGTGGATTAAATGTTCTTACATTAACTTCACTTACAGGAGAACCATAACCAAAAGCATTTCCTGATGGACTAAAAATAGTATTGTCGCTGTTAGTAAAAGCATTGGTTGCAGGAATTCCAAACGTAGTATTAACAGTTTCTGCTTGTGTATCTTTTGGTAAATTAAGACCTAATCTATATTGTTCTTGAGGAAGATATTGATAATTTTTATAGAGCTCTTGGTCTGCTTTGTTATAAAACGCTACCATTATCTTCTACCTCCTGGTGCAATATCTAATCTAAATGTACCAAGTTTCCAATCTTCGTTAGTTGTAGTATTAGCAACTTTAATAGCAATAGATCGTGCTCGTAATCGTGTGTCTTTTTTAGTTGTAGTAGAACTTACGTCAAAGTTTGTAGTAGTTGCAGAACTATTAGGATAGTTTCTTGTTACAAAACTAACTCTAGTATTACCTGTCTGTGAAATAAAATCTGGTATAAATCTTTGTATTCTCATAATGTATTCACCATCACCTCTAAGATCTGGCATTCCTACAACAGCTCCAGTAGAAGCTCGTTTCTGTGTAATGTCAAAATCACCAGAAGTAATTGTACCTATAATAGCAGTTGTTACACCACCAGCATTAATTTGATCGGTCCCTGTTTCCTGTTCATAGTATATAGTAATACCGTCAGTATTTCCAGTGCAATCACTGGCTGCATTATCTGTAGAATCATAAAATGTAGCATGTGGTTTATCAAATACCGCAGAGTCTTGCCATGCTGTTCTAGGTAAAGTGCCTGTTGTCCAAATAGGACGTTTAGGACTAGAGTCTAAATAATTATATGTAACAACCCTGTTTACTGAATCTGATGCAGAAGTACAATAAAACCAACTTATTTCTCCAAACAAATTATTTAATCCTGCATTAATTAAATCTCTACTAGTAGCATTAATATCATCGTATACATGGTCTTCAACAAGACATGGCATAGATTTTAACTGACCATCGTAAGTAAAAAACCCATTCTCCGACATCCAATAAGCTGAACCATCTACTTCTATACATGCATTTTTACCAAACAATCCACAGTTAGTTCCTACTTGTTCAAATGAGAATGTAAAAGGTTGACCTACAAATTTCATAAGAAATAGTGCAGTGTCAGTCCAAACGTAAATAGCATCTCTACCTTTGATAGCTCCCATAATTTTAGAACCATCAGCAAGTCTTTGTGTACCTGCAGTATTGTCTGCTTTAACTGTATATGCATCTGTGCCATCAATATTTTCTTGGTCAGAAAATCTTATAAACATATCGTCCTGTGTAGTAGCATTACCTACTGTTGTTTCTGTTCCAAAAAATACTAAGTGTCTATCGGGTGTGGATACCAATACATGACGTGATGCTGTAGGTGCATTAGCTAATAATGTTGCTCTAGTAGATGTAGCATTTCCAGCAGATGCATCCCATTCAAAACATTGACCATTATAAATAAGTGCAATTAATTTTGTACCATAGTTATCAAGAACCCACATTCCAGGATCAATTGTAAAGTCAGCATTAGAAGGGTCGCCCCATGCAACATAATCAGATATGTTTGTAACACTTGCTCCACCACTATGTGTTGCTTTTGTTGTTCCGTTAACTCCTCTGGCTCCTCCACTTAAAGTGTTTGTAGAGGTATTATTACTTGTAAAACTTATATCTTCTGTTCCTATTCTAATTTCTCCTGATGATGGAAATGCTGCACTGTTTGCTAATACAATATCTGTTGTTGTTAAATCTGATAAAGCTGTTGCTAATGTAGTTGTAGCTGCACCTAAAGCCGTTCCACCATATAATCCTGTACCCCAACCAAACCCTCCTAGTTGCTGTGCTGGTCCTACGTGATAATAACATAAAACAGAAGTAGATCCTGTTGCACTCATTGGAGTGCCTGTTTCAGTAGACGTCATTGTAATTGTAAAAGTTGTAGTAGTAGGTATGGCTGTTACCATAAATTTTTTATCTTCAAAATCAGTAGCAGTATAGCTTGATGAAGCAGGAATAG